CGGGGGAGATTGGGGTTATACTCAATTACCTCACCCGGCTCAGAGGTTATTGCATTCTGCTTTACGCTACCCTCAGCACATAGCCATTTACCTTTGGCCATTAGGTTTTTGTGCTCAATTATCTGGCTTTTAGTTTTGTTTAACTCCAACTGCATTGGTATTAGATGTTCAATAATACTTGAACTCCAAAACCGCCCGGGGACTTTCACATCATGGAAATCCACATAGGGCCATAAGCCATCTGGTAATTCCACATCCTCAATCACTTTATCCCCAGATACAAATACTTTTCGGCCCTTTGGACGAGCCAGTGACGGGCGCTCGTAATATTCATATACCATTACGTGACTGGTGGCTTCTTTCTCGGGAGGCTGGGTTTTACCCGTAAACATACCTAATATTTTGGATATAAAAGACGGTTTCATAGAAACCTTTTCATCCCGCTCCCAGGAAACCCCCTTAAAAAGTTTCTCGCCAAATATTTCTTTAAGCTTGTTTTTAGAAACCATATGGGCTTCTATGAGATAATCCGATTGTTTAAAACTAGTTGCCATGGGGTCTATGGTAACTGCAAACGGGGGAACGATCTCCACCGCGACCTCGCCCGTTCTTATATATTCAGGCTTACCATCCATAGATGCATCAATTATATCACCTGCGGAGGAATCCCAGTATACCTTAAGGAATGCTGTGCCACACGATACTACCCACAACACCAGATCTCTGGTTAACGACAATATGTCAAGGTGTCGCCACAGATAATTCAGAACGCTCTCACAAGCCCGAGCGGCATTCTTATCTTCTTCTTCATTGGTTCCCGGCATACAGATTAGAGCCGGTTTGGAGTAGGTTAGACGCGCTACCATACTACGCACAATAGGCATTATGTAATTAGCAACTAAGCGAACACGCCATTTGGGGGGAGGGGGGACATTGAAATCACGAGCGGAGGCGTTATAGCTGACCCACTGTTGGCCCAGGTAATACGCTATACTGAGGTACCACTTTTCCTCAAGTTTCTCTTTATAATCCCGACCGATCTTGAACTTGCGATGAATCTCACCGATTAATCTTTCTTGCGTCTCTACTTTATTCAATCATGCATCTCAAAACCCTCCATAAAAGTTAACTCCAACTGCCAGGCCGTCTGTATCCTCCAGAGCCACCTAACATCCTCCTTGTCGCCATCTGTCTCACTCCCGGCTGTTTCGGACCTATCCCTAACTCTTGTCCTGCCTGCTGTCCCGCTACGCTGCCAAGGCTCGATCCTACCCCCTCCAACACACTACTTGCTGCGGCACCAGCAGTTCCACCTGTTGCTGCGCCCACTCCCGATCCCAACGTTGTTCCGATTCCGCCTGAAATAGCACCTGGTAAAAATGCCGAACCCAGAGCAGCGCCTGCCCCCGGCAATAACATCCCACCTACCGCCGCGCCTGCTACTGCCGGTAACGCCGATAAAACCGTATCCCAAAAACTCGAATCATTAGATTCCGGCTTTGGCTCCCAGGCTCCAGGTGTCTGATACGGCATTTACTCTCCTACGTTGTTATAATCTGGCATATAATTTTCATTGTTTTGTCTATTATAACCCGATTTTGGATTTTTGTCAAGTAGAGAGTAGTGTTTGTAGGAAAACCAATCCCTTGCGAATAACCTGTCCATCAAATCCTTGCGCTCTTTTCGATGCAAAATATCCTTGTGAGCCAATTGGAAACACAGAAATACAACCACGATAGCCAATAAAATACAACAACCCACAACGGTAATATCAATAACCATCAGTATTCATCCCCTAAATATGAATTTATAAATCCTTCTTGCCCTGTATCTTTCTGAGCATGCTCAATCATCCGCTGCAGGCGCGTCTTGAGCACCTTCTTTTGTGGTGGGTTGGATAACGATAACTCTTGATGACACCACATTGCGATTCCCAGTGCGATAACCAAATCATCATGACAACCAGATAGAGCCTCGGCTTTACCAGCGTCATTATACACAAACGTTGTCAGTTCATTTAAAATATCGTTACTATGCATTCTCAACTGACGCTCACGGATAATTTTATGCAACTCGTTGATCAATAAGGGACGGGTTTTAGACGTGGTTCTCCACCCCAATTTGTAGATAAATTTCTTGTCAATATTCTCATACTCTTTGCGACTATACAAATTCTTATAGCCCAACCGCCTGAACTCATTTAGCACCGACAGCCCAGATGCATTTACTTCCGGACACAATATTGCCTTGTTATAATATTTGCCTAATTGGACACAATACCTAGCAAATTTATCAGGAGCAGCAAGACCATGCCAAAAAGCCACAATTTTATAATCATCTCTATCCAATACCACGGCGGCACTACGATCACCTCCCTCTATTCCCTCTGATACATCAATCCCTATAACATATCTATGGTCTGCCTTTGGGACATCCCACAACTGCACATGCCCCCCCTTGACGGGGAAGAACCTAACTTTATCTCCGTCTTCTTCCATCTCTCCCAAATTGGGCTTAATAACCTCACCCTCATAAAACTTCAGCCCCACAAACGCATTGCGCCCCGATGCTAAGAAGCACTCTTTATCATTGCATGGATACTCTTGCCGCATCAAATCCATATTGTTATTACACTTATTACGCAATGTCCAGGCATAAAAAAACATCTGGTCATTACTAAGTTTATATTTCTCCTTAATTATCACCAGGTCATCATCAAATATAAACGAGTGGGGTTTTCGTTTTCTGTAAACATCCATCTTGAACCATGGATAAAATAGGGGAGTAAAGTCATTTCTCCCCGCTTTAGCATCTTGCCATAACTCATAAAATGTCCCGCCCATACCATTTGCGGTACTTTCTAATACTACCACACTATCTGCGTGATCTGATATCATCTGCATCGCGGCAACATAAGATTCAGCATCTTTATTCCAACGTGAAACCTCTGAGCCATGAAAGAAGTGAATAGTTTTTGAGACAACATCTGGAGAGGCGATGTCTACCTGCAACTGACTATTAAGTCCTTTGCCATCTGGAGTCTGGAAAGCTAACTCCTTCTTATTGCTATACTTTTGGGTAGGTTTTAATTCCTCAGTTAAGTAATTTAAAAATCTTTTGGATATTGTAAACACGTGATCCTTGGCGTCATCATCGTGGGTTAGAATAAAGCCGGTCTTGTAAGGGTGGAAGATGGTGTGCCAAAAATTAAGGGCCGAAGTTATAGTGGTAGCGCCCATTTGACGGGCTTTTAAGACTAATATACGCACCGGCTTTGAGGAGTTGTAGAGTTTCACAAACTCTTTTATAAAATCAATTTGCACACTATTAACATTCAGGTTTACGAGTGTCCCCTCTTTGGTAATTATCTTCAATTCGGTATCGAAGAAATAAAGAGGATTGCGAGAGCATTCAATTATATGCTCCCGTAAATCCTCTACCCGCGTAAACGGGTCCCTGGTGAATCTTGGTTTATGGAAAGTCACTGTCACTACCCGCCCTTTTTTGACCGCCACCCAGGAATGTGACCCCATCAGCAATTATCTCGGTATTATACCTGGTAGTGCCATCACTAGCCTCGTACTTCCGGGTTTGGATTCTGCCCTCTACGGCTATCAACCGGCCCTTCTCCAGATATTGGCCACATACCTCTGCTGTCTTACCAAAGGTGACAATATTGTGCCACTCTGTGGTCTCATCCCCCTTATATTTCCTGGTAGTCGCCAACAAAAGTTTCGTAAATTTTTCTTTTTGATCAGGGTCTTTTCCCAATCTGCCAATTAGAGTTACTTTATTTAACATTATCTACACCTCCATTAAAATCATAATACATTCCAACATTTTTGTCAAACCAAAACTGTTGCACTCCGATTTTGCCCGTCTGCTGTTGATACCGAATTTTCTGCACATGCAAATGTACATCGTTGGTTTTCAGATCCCTGTCAATGCAGAGGCAATTGTCTAATTTGTTATACCAGTGGGCGCTTCCACTGATATTATATGGGGTTGGGGTGTCATATTTACCCTGGGGATTCTTATAAAGTTTTTGTGGGTGCGCCACGATCCAGAGATGAACTTTAAATTCTCGGACAAACCGGCGCATCTTAGATAGCGAATCTGATATATAATCAGTCTCCCGTTTATTACGATAGTTGTGTTCTATCTCATTCCAGGGGTCAATCACAAACAATTTACACCCTCTATTTTTCACGCACCACCTAAACTTTGCAAGTATATCATCCACAGTGAACCATTCATCCTCATTGGGGTACAAGAATGTGAAAGCCCCCTTTGTTTTCCCGTATGCTTTCGTGATCTCGTTTATGCTTAATCTCCCTTCTCCCCAAAACGGTTTATTCACAATTTTGCTATAGAGTTTACCAAAGTGATCCACCAAGGGATATTTCTCTGGACTAAAAAATGCCACGCACCATTTGTGGTGTGTGTACAGATTTGTTATTAAATTATCTATCCATTCACTTTTACCACTATTTGGTCTTCCTGTCAAGACGGTAAACTCCCCCATCCTCACAGTAAAGAATTTGTCAAAGTTCAACCACCCGGTTGATTCTCCACATTGCTTGCCTACACGATGATATTCACACAGCCCCTCCAGTAGAGCCGCATCGGCATAGACATCTTTGGACGCTGATTTGTAAGAAAAAGTACCCACTTTTTCTTTCGCAATCCTAAGGGTTCCTTGCCCGTAAGTTTCCCCCTGACGTGCATTATCATCCCACTTCCCCCTCATTCTCTGGCTTGCACGATATAATTCATCGACCTTACGGTCATTTTGGGTGTGCTTACGAGCAATTATGCAAAATGCCAGGTCTGCTTCGCTCACGGACTGAAACGCTCCATTATCGTTATTCCACAATCTCTTGAAAGCATCACGGTCTGGGCCTTCCACAATGGCATCATACAGGTCATTGTGTTTCATCTGAGTTGTGGGAGACTTGGGCTCGGGGGCGGGGTTGAATAAATTGTGGAGTCTCTCAATCTCATCTGTTCGGTCATTTATGGGTCGGCGGTATAGTGGGCGGCCAGTCATTGTGAAGTATCTCCCCTGGTCATACATCTCCACCCCTTTACGTTTTCGCCATCCCACAGGGAGTTTTCCTTTCACGATGATATGTATGCCCCTACCAGAGGGTGACAACTCAGTGTAACTATCCAGGAAATCCACTACTCTCCGAGCCTCAACCGTGAGCACAGAATTTTTCACACAATCATCAATATCCACGCCAACGTAGGGGTCATCTTTTGTGAATACGAACCCCACACCAGCCAACCCCCATTTCTTCACCCCCGTGATAGCAGCATCAAATTCCCCCCATGTGGTGGGGTCATTGCTAGAGGCTGTTTTGCCCGGCATAGGGCAAAAGGGGATCTTCTTAGTATTGTAACACACCCATTGTTTCAATTTCTTCAGTTCCGTAAATCTGCCACTATCTCTCATAACACCACCTCAACTTTTTTACTCACATTGAGGTCACTCAAGATGTCAGGTATCTCCTCCCACCGAGCCTGGTTTAACCAGGTCGCGGGATACGGGATAAATTGTGGGTCATTCCACACACT